AGCACCTTCGTAAACACCTTTACCAAACTGCATGCCACCTGATGATTTTTTAGTATCTGTTGCTGTTGCTACACTACCGCTTGTGGTTGTTTCAGCAACTTTTTTCTCTTTCTTGTCAGCAACTGCTTTCTTCATTGGCTCTTTCTTATTGCCATCTTTGTCCATGTCCAAAAAGTCTGGTTTGGAATCTTCGTCAGTTTTTTTGACTTTGTTAGGTAACTTGCTGATGTCTTTGCCTTTATCTGCTTTGTTAAATTCCTTGGCTACTTTTGGAGCTACACCAACTTTTTTAGCAAACTTAGGATTGTGCGCGGCTCCGGCCATCATGCGAGCCTGTGACTGACTTTTTGATTTTTCAGCTACTGGACGAATACCACTGCTTTCTTCACCATGACGTTCTTTTTGGCTTAGCATATAATCAGTAACACTGGTCATCATGCCTTTGATCTGACCCATTTTTTCTTGTACCCACTCTGGCAAGTTATCACCTGCACCAAGCGCACGTTCAAGTTCTCGAGCATGACGTACAATAGTGTGTAATTGATCTTTGGCCATACCAGCTTCATCATCATATTCACCACGGTCGGTTATATCAATATCATTTTCTTTGACAGCACGACCACCTTTGTGTTTCCATGCCTTACCGGTCACACGCTCAGGGCCTTTTGCAGGACCTTTTGGACGACCTTTAGCTTTTGGTTGATCAGATTTGACTTCATCTTCTTCATCATCTTTGTGACGACGAGTGTATACTGTACCAGTGCTGATTTTTTTCTTATCAAAATTACCAGTACCTTCTTTTTCTTTCTTTGCCTGAGCTTGATAGTCAGGATCAAATGCTGTACCTTTACTACGTGGCTCTTTGGTCTTTTCTTCATCCATGGGTTCTTCTTTGCCTTGCACAAATGCTTTTAATCCCTTGGCAACATTCTTCAATGGATGTTCTTTGCCAGGTCGTTTTAGATCTTGCTTGCCGGCCATGGCATCTTGATTTCTTCTTGGAGCAACTGCGTTTTTCATTGCTGTGGCTGCTACATCGCCCAACATTTCATCAACTTCTTTTTTGGCGCCAGCAATCTTGTCGGCAAAAGTGATTTTATCTGTAGGAGGTGCCAGTTTGGCAAATGATTTTTGTTTGGGTGTTATTGGCTTGCCAGCTTCGCGAACTGGATACTGTTTGCCACCAACCTTGATCTTTTCGCCTTTTTGTATACCATCACGTTTGGCATCAACCACGGCTTTGCTAAACGCATTGCCTTCGTCGGTCATACCCTGACTCTCATCATACTTGTCATATCTGTTACGAATGTTGTTCATGGTTGCATCGCTGGCATTGTCTCGTCCGGCTTTCTGCAAGGCTTTCATGCCAGCATCGCCATATTTCTTTTTGCCAATTGCAGCTTGAAAAGCACTTTCTTCCATGCTGTCACACTCACACGGTGAACAATCACAAGCAGAACAATGTCCTTCAGCATTTTCTTTGGTTAATCTATCAACAGCTTGACCAATACCTCCAGCACGTTTTTGAACTATTTGTCTGCCTTGAGTTTCATCTTTGGAACCCATTGGCGCAAGTGAACTACTACTACGAGCGGCATCACCACTTGCATGGGCCTTTTTAATATAACTACCCAAGGCTGCTTTACCGGCAGGAGTATCACCAATTTCTTGTAACTGTCCGGCCTTTTTCATTTTCTGGAATTGTGCACCAGCAATACGATTGCCTTTTTCACCGCCGCCTGTTTTTTTGGCCAGGGCCTTGAATCCAGTAGTGGCATTGTTATGTTTGCCCATGTCACGTTCAGTGACAGCACTCTCAGCTAGATCTTGGCGCTGTGCCAGATCCGACATCTTTTTGTTTAGGTTGTAGAAAAAATTATCCATGGTTTATCCTCTTGGTTTGTTGCCAGTTGCTGGCTTAGGTGGCAACTTGATCTTGCTCATTGGACTTTTGTCTCCCATTGGCAAATCGTTTGTGGTTTTTGCAGGTGGTGTCTTGCCACCAGCTACAGTAAAGTCACTGCGGTAAGCATTTTTGAGCACAGCATGATTGTTGTACTCGGCACTGTAGTCTTTGTACAAGGCTTTTTGTTCCTTGTTTGGTGCAGGAAAATCTGTGTCAGTTAGGAGATTTTTGTTTTGAGCTTCAACTTCGCTACGCTCTTGATCCATGCTGTCTTCATAAGGGGTAGTGAGCATTCTGATTCTGTTGGGATCAAACATTAGCAATTGAGCCAGTTGTTTGACTTGTGGCTCGATAGCTGGATAACGGAATTCAACATCTATGTGTGACACACGATCATTTTCAAACGCAGGAAAATCTGCAGGCTTGGCCTGTACAGGTGTGGTTTTAACACCTGAGATTTTGACAATATCAAACTGTTTGAGTTTTTCTTCCAGATCTTTTAAGAAGTTTGGAGGAGTCTCACCTACAATTTTGATCCTGTAGTTGTATGTGCGTTCTGATTCAGCGAGGTATTCTTGAAATTTTTTCATGCTTTTTTCCCTATATGATATTTATGAACTTTTGCTTTTTTGATCTCGAGAGCCTATCAGGCGTTCTAATAAATCATTACGACTCAAGATCTGCCCTTCAGCTGTGGGCAACTGTTCTGTGTCTGGCGCCTGTTGATCCAGTCGAGCTTTTTTCAACTGTAGATCAATCATCTTGAGTTTTTTGTTTAGTTTGGTAGTCTTGGCAGTAAGGGCATGTCCCAGCATTGTGCCGGCTACAGCAAACAGTTCAGCGGCAAATCTAGAATCCACATTCATGCCAAGATCACTTAGATCTTGATAGCTTTGTTTGGCAAGATCGGCCAGTTCATCCAGTTCACGATCACTGGTGTCAAGATCACGCACAGCCGGCAAGGCCAGATCAATCTTGTCTATGTTGGTATCAATGGCCACGATAGCGGCACGAGTTTGTTCTACGGTGAGAACTGGGGTATCAGATTCTTTGTCTTGTTCAAGTTTATCAAACTCAAACAGCTCCTCTAATTTTTTCGTCATACCCTATTTACCGCGTTTTTTACCACCTTGGTGAAATATATCGTCTTCGGTTATGACCCTGAAGCGCAGGCCTTGTGCCCGTGCCCATTTGGTCGCGGCATCCCATTTGCAGTAGTTCACAGCCACAATAGCCCGATCACGGTCGTTCATTTTGCTTTCGATCAGGCTTTGTTTTTTGGGTTTGATTTCTATCAGTTCAGCAACGGTGGTGTTGTTTGGGCCGCGGTAGGTGACCAAAAAATCTGGCACATAGTTGGTCATCTTGCCGGTTAAAGGATGTCTATACGGTATCCTGATGCTTTCACTGGCCCATTGCAACACATTGTCGTTGCTGTCCAGGAACATCATGAAAGTCATTTCCCAACCAGATCGATATTTTATCTTGCCAGATCCCACATACTTTTCGAGATTTTGTGGAGTGTATATGCCTTGTCTAAAGTTAGCCATAGCAGACCTTAGTTGCGGATGTTGTGTGCTACGTAGAAGTTTGGCTGTGTGGCAACATTTATTCCTAGCAAGGTACTGTTGCTTCTGGTGGCGTTGATATAGTAGGACAAACTCAAAGTTAAATCAGGCCCAGTTTGTCCTTGTATTTCTTGTAACAGTGTCAGTACTGGAGTTCCAGTAAGATTGGCTACTCTGAACAAGGTAACAGTAAAATTGCCAGCTGCTTCACCGGTTCCAAACACGCTTTGAAAGTAACTGAGAACAGAATCATACGCATCCACTGGAACGCTAAGTTCATAATCGTAAAATCGGTCAAATATTTTTACCGACGTATCTTTTTTGGGATTAGCGTAGTTTACGGTGCCCATCGATTAAAATCCCAACTGTGATTGTACTGTGGCGCCTGTGGCAATTTTTGGTGCATTTGGAAATATCTGTCCATTACCGGCATTGATTGCTTGACGCATGTTGCCAGCTAAGCCTTGTTTTAACACACTGGTACCAATTGTTTTTAATTCTTGACCAGCAACTTGTCCAATGTTCACATTCTTAAAGGTATTGTAAGCAGTACTGGCAGTTTTTACAGCACCTAGAACATTTTGTAAACCACCTTGTCCACTTGCTAGTGCTTGTAGATCTTCTACACCGCCTGCAATAGAATCAATAAGTCCACCTTGACCAAATACTGAATTTGTTCCACCAGCCCTGGACAACGAACTCTTGGTAGTGTCGTAGTGCGCTGGATCGGCAAATCCCTTTGCTGGACCACTTGGAGTTGCTCCACCAATGGCTCCGTTATAGTATTTCACTGTTTCATAGGCAATAGTAAGTGTATGTGCCATGGTTCCGGCACCTTGACTGTAGTCATACTGATCGCTTTTCCAATCTGTAATAATGGGATTAATTAAAGTGTAACTGGCATAGCGTTTTTGTGCTAGACCGTAAATGGTTATATCGTTGAAAAATCTGGGCTTGCCGTTATTGTTTCCTGAAGCTGTACCGGCACTGGTGTCAGTAAAACCTTCACCTATAAATCCCCAGTCTGTGTTCTGCCTGCCGCTGTAGGTGTCAGATGTTCCATAACCAAAACCATTTTGCATGAGGGCATTTTGGCCAGATGTTCCTGATTGATTTGGCACATTATCATACCCGTATGTGCTGTCTTTATAGTAATAGGTATAGTAGTTATACCAGAGATTTCGTATGAGATCACTGTTGTCATCGTGCAGGGTAATAGTCACGGGCTGATAATTGATCTTGGTCTGAACTATTCTTTTGCGATTGTATTGATTCAGTGTTTCGTTGGTGATTTGATAGCTGGGAAGATCAACTGTTTTGACCATGAGCCCTATGCTGGCCACATCGTTGTTATCAAATGCACCTTGTAAAGCAGGAATTTCACCAGTGTTTATGTTAAAGTAACAATGAAATAGATACTTGCTTCTAGGAGTAAGCTGATAGTTGTTGCTTCTAAAGGTCTTGCTGGCATGACTGTAATCTTTTAAGCCATTGGATCCAATGAACCCTTGGAGTATATTCTCGCCAAACGAGCTAAGATTCATAGTGTACCTGGATTATTGCGCTGTGCCAACACCAGTAGCTACGTCACCAAGAGTTCTACCAACCAAGATACCAACACCACCACCACCGCCACCTTGTGGGTTTTGTAGGGCATTGTCAAATCTAATGGTCAGAGCAATTTGAGCCGCTTCATTGGTGCCATAGTTCATGTCGCCATAGTTGACGCCTTGTAAATAACAACCGTAAATTTCCCAAGTCTCAAGTGCAACTGGAGTATTAGCACCATTACCGCCATCGAGCACTTCAAACACTGTGGTAAACTTGTAGTCAATACCGGCACTTGCTGAACTCATTTCAGCAAAGTCCAACTGTTTCTGTAGTTGCTCGCCAACCAACTTGCTGACATGACCACCAGCATCATCGCGAAGGTTACAGGTGATATCTTGCCAACCATACTTGCCAGCTAGTTTAATTGTACTGTTATAGATAGGAAGATCAATATTTTCAAAGGTCACATTTGGACGTTGGAAATCCACAACCTGTTTGGTCAATTCAGTTACCGGACTTGATACTCCAAAATTCTGAAAGCTCACTCTGAAGCGATACTTCAGTTTGGGCATTAACAAGCCTTGGTTGCTGTTACTTTGATCGCTTGCCAAGGGCACGGTCATTTTTGTTAGCGATGATGTAGCCATTTTTGTTTAATCTCCTGTTGTACTTTTATTTATGGCAATGAGCCGGGGCAAAATTTTAGTCATTTTGCCCTGATTCATTATACTGTTGCGCCAATGGTTCCTGTGTTTTGAATACGTACTGGTATGTATATAAACTCAACAGCTTTGACTGGCTCAATTGCAATGTCAACCCATAATTCGTTGGCATCAATTCTGGCCGGTGTGTTATTTGTAAGATCACACACAACCAAGTAATCGTAGATACCACGTTTGGCTACCAAGTCAATCATCAAGTTAGTGATAGCATTGGTGATCTGATTACGTGTGATTGTGTCGTTTGGTTCAAACAAGTATGTTTTACCAATTGTGGCCAATCTGGCACGCAAGAACGCTACCAAACGTGCTACGTTGATACGATCGAGTGCAGTTGTTGTGCCTTGTAAAGTATGGTTACCAAAGTTAGTGATACCAACACCAGGAATAAAGGTGATTGGATTGATGTCGTTTTGATACAATACATCACGTAGGCCTTGATTCACACCCAAAGGTTGGAATTCCCCAGTCTGTGCATTTAAATAACCAATCTGTGTGGCATTGTCAATTACACCGCGGCGTGTACCAGCCGGTGCTAACCATGGATAACTCACTTCGTCACTGCGGATAATTGTGCGCAACATCATGTGGCTTGGTGCTGTCACTACCAAGTTACCGCTAAGGTCATTAGTGGTACAGCTTGGATAGAATGCAGCCGCATAAGCATCACCAGCGTTTAGATTACCGTCACCTGTGATTACACCTAGACCGTTGTTGTTGGTCGCCCAAGTCACAACTTCTTCTGGTGTCAACCGTAGTGGAGTATCAACTACTACAAAAGCAGTTTCTCCGCGATCGGCATTGAGTAAAGCCAAATTAGGTGCCAACTCAGGATATGATGGGCAAGCGATCAAGTTGAACTGATTCTGTTCTTCTCTGATTGTGGTGTTGCTATCAATACCAGCACGTAAAGCCTGATTGATAATGGCTCTCTGTGCCTGGCGACCCATGTATGGACTGCCATCTACTCTGTTGCCACTGGCCGTTAACCAAGTGTTGGTAACAGTGATCGGAGTCCAATAAACATTAGTACCCGGAGTCTGATTGAAGTTAGTTGTCAAACAAATATACACCACACTACTATAAGTCACCAAAGTGCCAACACTGTAGGTAGTAGCACTGTCCCAAGCATAAGCCGGATAGTCGGTGTTGTTGAAATAATTGTTTTGGAATGTCTTGACATTGAATCCACTACGACGACTATTCCATAACAGTATACCTTCTGGATATAGGCTTGGACTTGGTGCATCTGGGTCTAAATAACTACTATCTAACAAACTTATGATAGTTGGCAATGGATCACTTACAGGATCTGTAGTTCCATTTGGTGCCCATCTAGCATCAGCGAATAGCACACCACTTTGTGTGGTTTGATTGCTGTTGTCAATCTGTACCCATTGATCAGTGCCGTCGACATTTTCCCAACGATTGATTACCGGATATAATTCAAGATTGCTTGTGTTGATCCACAAATCACCGTATACCAAAGGACTTAGTGCTGTGTCATTTTGTGTGGTTGGTGCTGCGGCAGCAATGATTGGACCGCTGGCATTAGTGTCACTGAGATTGTAACCACGTATATCGTTAGTCACAGTTTGATAACCTCTCCACAGTCCACCATCCTGGATCATGATATCCACTTGTGTTGGATCGCTGTAATACCAGTAAGTACCGTTGTCAGGATTTTGATCTGGAGCAGTCGCACTTGTTGTATAACTAAATGTTGGATAACTTACCCAGTTACTGAGAACTAATGTATCAGTGTTGGTTACATTTAAGGCAGTCAAGCCTCGGATACTTTGACCAGTAGCAAAACCTGCATCGCCCACTGGAGTACCATCTACGTCAGTGAGTTGGATGTCGCCACCTTGGCTGTGTGTAAACACAACAAAACCACTACTGTCAACCGTGGCACTTACATAAGGAACTGCTGCGGCACTGACTGCAGCAATAAAGTCTGATACATCAGTACCAGTCAATTCTGCTGTGGCGGTGTTTAAAGAAGCACTGCCAGATTCAGTAGCACTGATCGTAAATGTATCACCGCTGGTAAACCCACTTGGAACTACATAACCAGTCACATTAGTGGCGCCTAAAATATAGCGTTCCCAAATCATGAATGCGCCAGTACCATCACCGTATGGATCAACTTGAGCATAAGTTGCGCCAACAGGAATGTTAGCACCACCACCAGCTGGGTCTAGTGAATACAACGCAGCAGCATCTGTGGTGAACACCGGACAATTTTGTTGCACAAATGTGCCCAGTGTTGAATTGTATTTCTTGACTATTAAATTGGTGCCCAAGTTTACATTGTTTGTTTTCTGCCATACCGAACCAGTTGGGAATGGAATCGTGCTCGAACTATTCCAACGTGGATTTTGATAGCTTGGACTTGCTTGGTATTCAGGAGTTGCATACGCACCTTTATTGATACCCAATGTAGTTAGTGGGGTTCCTGTGCCGTTAGTAATACTGACGCTGCCAAACCATTCGATGGTACCAGCACTGACGCTGCCACTAGATGTGGTTGCAAAACTAACTGTGGTATTACTTGCGGCGACAACATCAAAAGTGCCATCGTATGTGCCAGCAGTTGTACCTGTAATGGTAATAGTACTACCAACTGGATATGGATTAGGTACAGCGTTTCCTGCGTTAGTAAATGTCAAGGTAGCAATGCCAGTTGATGCATTAGCACTACCACTTGTGACAGCACCAGTGTATCCGGTTGAGTTACCATCTGCATAGATAAACAATGCACCACCGATCACAGCAGAATAAACACCGTCAATTGCGGCTGTGTTAATTGCTGTGGATAAACCAGTTGGTGTGTTATTGGCTGATACTGGAACCGTGACTGTGTCGGTGTTGTTGATGATAATTGTATTATTAGCAGTCAATTCAGAAGGTGACAGTGTGCCAGTGATTGTAGGCCAGGCGGTTTTCCAATCATTGGTGCCAACCGCTACCCAGGTGTTATATAAACCGCTTAATGTGGCTGAACTTGTTTGTGTACTAGTTGGACCGCCACGCTTGTAGTATTCAGGATTTTGTAGTGCGCCAGCAACATCAGCACTTTGTACTCCACCGCCAACTACTACATAGTCACCAATGCTGCCATAACTTTGCACTGGTATTGCTTCGTTAGTTACCAAATTGGCTGTGCTGGTAATAACACTAGGAATTTTGTTGCTGAACGCACCAGTGGTCAAGTTCCACTCAAAAATTCCCCAATTGGAATTGACTGAATCTAACCAGTAGGTGTTGTTGTTTGGAGCACCTAACGGTCTAGTCAAACTAGCAGTAAGGGCAGCCAGGTCAATATCAACACGCTGTACATAACATTGGTTGGTAATACCCAATGCGCTGTAAGCGGCCAATAAGCCGTATTCATTAAGCTCGTATCCGTTGATCGGAGTACCAGCTGTAGTATTGTAAAAGAACGGAACACCAAAGGTGTTGAGCAAGTCTCTCTGACTTGTCATTAAATAAGTTTTGTTTGCATTAGCAGCCAGTGTGCCTGAAGCTACACCAACGCCAGCGCCAGAAACTTTGTTCTGAGCTGTTGCCAATAAAACGAACGGTACCGAATTGGTAGCGCCTGGGATATAATTGCTTTGATCAATTATAGTAACTTGTACACCGGGGGATATTAGAGCCATATCAAAATCCTTTTTTCTAGTATAGATATTTATGGCTTATGATAAAAAGAACGTGGGTTGCCTGCCCTTTGCAAAGGTTTAACTTAAATACAGCATGAAAAGACCGTTATGTTCGGTGTGTAAACAAAGATTTTGTGCTGTAAATTACTATCGTGATGAGCAGGTTCATTATCGTAGTCGGTGCGAGCACTGTATCAAGAAAAACCAACGGATCAAGCCACCTATTGCTAGATGGCAAACCGCAGGCTATAAGAAAAAACCCGCTTGTGATAGATGTGGATTTAGAGCCAAGTATGCCGCACAGTTATTGGTGTATCATGCAGATGGAGACATGAACAATGTCTCTGTTCGTAATTTAAAAACCGTGTGCCAGAATTGCGTGATTGAGGTAGCTAAATCTACTCTGCCTTGGCGTCCGGGAGATCTTGAACCAGATGTGTGATCTGCTGATATAGCGCATCCAGGCTGGAGTTATTTTCGATCACGGCATCGAACTCGGTGCCAATCCAGGCAGTTTCGCTGGCATGGATATTAAACTTTTCCAAGGAGATTTTACTACGTCTCCAGGTGATATTTTTCTGCCCTTCGTTCACAGCTAGAGCCAGGGGATACCATTCAGGATCAGGTCCACGGACCACACGGACCACACGCCCACCAGCCGATTTTATAGACGCAATTTCGTTAGGAAATCTACAGTCGCTTATGACCACATCATCGGTTATTTTACGCAATTTGTTTTCTAGACTGGCAATCCAAATATCATCGTGGAAGCTACGTCTGGCAACTTCAGTTCCCCAGTACTGTAGCACCCACCTGGGTGTTATCGCCATGCCCAAACGATCGCTCCACCACTCGTCACGCTGTTCTCGCCAGGCACGGCTCTGTTTGGTACGACCTTCGAGTAGTTCTCGATCCCAACCAAACACATGGGCCACAGCATCTTTGAGTGTGTTAGCAAAACTTTCTCTTTTAAATTCGTGTATGTTTACTAGATAATCTGCTATAGTGTCTTTGCCAGCGCCGATCAAGCCACAGATGCCAAGAATCATGCCATTTCC